CATAATTTCTTCCCAGTCAGTCTGACAGAACTGCTCACCAGCGAAGAGGTGGTGGTGAATAATACTCCTCTCTTCCAGTTCTTTTCTGAACTTAAATGAAGTAAAGTAATCTTTGTGAATCTTAAGATTGTATTTTCGTTCTTTCTCTTCCAGTTTCATAATTCGTTCTTCTTTCAGAGCGAGTTCTTCAGTCAGTTTCTCAATCATTGCGAATGCTTGTTCCATTCTGTTCTTTGTTTAGATATTGTAGTTCTGGAAATGCTAATTTCAAATTATTTTTTTCAAATAGTCTTTGTTCTGTGATTCTGAAATATAAATATTAAATTTATTCTCAGAAAGAATCCCAGAGAATTAGTATGTTCATATATAATATATAAGAATTGTGTAAGTTCAAAATTAGTTCTTAGTTGTTTAAACAATTTATTCAGATTTTATATTTTATTTATATTTATTTTTTATTTATATTAAAATTATTATTTTCAATTTATATTTTAAAGTATTCATTTAGTATTTTAAACTTATCTTAAGTATTAATATTATTATTTAAATATAAATATATTATATATTTTAAATGAATAGGATTTTAGTATGTATGTGGTATGACGAAAACATAAAAGAATACGCAGATTTATTTAGAAAAAAAAATGAAAAATATTGTAATGAAAATAATTATGAATTTATATTTTCTAATAAAAAATATACAGATAAACCTGCTTCATTTAATAAATTATTTTTCATTAAAGAACTATTAGATAAAAATGAATGTGATTATTATATATGGATAGACGCAGACGCTCATTTCTGTGGGAACGAATATCTTCCTGAACATTATATTACTGGAAACGAAGATAAAGATTTCATATGGAGTGCTGATATTACTCCTAATATTAATTGTGGTGTATTCATAGTTAAAAATACTGAATATTCTAAAGAGTTCATTCAAAAATGGATTCGTAGTAGTAAAACTCTGAATAAAGATTGGTGGGAACAAGGTGTATTCGGTGTTCTCTGGAATAATAATACATTAGATATTAAAAATCATTCATATGTGTATCATTACGGAAGATTACAACACTTTAAATATACTGATTCACAATTAGTTTATCATATGGCGGGAACTGATAAGAATACAAGAATAAAATATTCAGGAATCCTGGAACAAACACTATTGTAAAAAATAAATTTGAAATTAATATTTTTGATTTTGTAAATATAAAAAAGAACAAAGAATACAAAAAAGAACAAAGACTATTTGATAAAAGCAATTTGAAAAATATATTTCCAGACTTGTAAATCAAAAAAAAATGGCACAAAGACAAGAACTCGTTGTTGTGAATCTGATTCAGCAACTACAGACTAAAGTAGAAACATTATCAGGAGCATTTTCTTCCGAAGAACAAGTTCATATTAATGAATACGCCTTTAATGAATTATCTAAAATGAATGCGACACTTCATAATAGTATTAAAAATGAGTTTCAAAGAATGAGTAATGAAAATCAAATCTTAAGAACACAACTCGCTGGATTACAAAGTATAGTGAATAATATTACTGAAACTGGTTGGTATCATAAGAATCACCCTGATTTAGAATATATGTGTCGTGCTGTTAAGACTCGTGCTCAGAAGATTAATTGTCCTGGATATAAAGAATGTAAATGTGGTGAATGGGTCTCTAAAGGTTTCTTTAAAGAACACACAAAAAGAAATAAATGTGTAGATAGTCTTATGAGAATTAAATATGAAAAGAATAATTATAAAATAGGAATAGATAAAATGTTATTATTCAATGCTATGTGGAGTAAAAGAAAGCATTATGATTTCAAAGAAAGAGGCGTATATAAACCGTATGGGATTCATTGTCTTCAGAAAGTAATGAAACAAAAATATCTTCGTAGAAAAGAATTATTAGAACCGCGAGTAAGACTTCACCTTTATAAATATAAGACTCGTGGTGCTCAGAATCCTGATTATTCTTTCGGATTTTAATTAATATTAAAAAAGACTAATGTAATTCTATTTCCTGTAAATGCTTCTGTTTCGTGATAATATTTGCTTCCATTAAATTTAAAGAATTTATTTTTTATATTTATGAAAACTTTATCTTGACCTTCATAATCATAAATGATTAATCTTCCTCCTTCATAATCACCTAATCCTACAATGACACTTTCTCCTACATTCTTTCCGTCTATATGTTTAGCACACTGATTATTTTTATTATATTGAATAGTAGTATAATTAAAATAATAAGGATATGAATTGTTAAACCATTCATTTGTATTTTTAAATAAATCTATATATTTTTGTCGTTTTAGAAGAAGACAATTTTGTTGTGGAAGATTATTATTTTTTCCTCCTTGATTACATTTTCTTACATTTATGAGACCTAACGCCATTCCTCTATGAACTTCTTCTTTATCATTTCCTTTCCCGTATTTTGTATGACACCTAGAAGTATTTCTTGGATATTCAAAATTAATGATTTCATTCATTTATATATTAAAAGAAAATAATTACAATTATTGAACATTATAATGTTTAATATTCACACCTACTGAATGAGATAACATTCCTGCGGTTTCTTCTAGTTTCGCGATTGCTTCTTTATTTTGACCTGCGTATGCCTTTCTGATTCTATCAGTAGATACGGATTTTTGTATCCATTTTTTAGAAGAACGCTGAAGTAATTTTGAGAGATTTAATCTACTCAGAGGTTCATTTTGGTCGCGAGGTTGATAGAATAGATTTTCTCTATATTTATTCATTTTAGTAAATTCATATAATAATTGAAATAATTTAGGATTTTTAAATGGGGATATTTTATATTCTTGAGTTCCATAAGTTCCATTAGTTTTATAATCTACGAATACTAATTTATATTCATTTTCAGAACTATTATAAATTAATTTATTAATATCAGGAATATTTTGTATTTCTGAATGAATTGAGTGATAATATGTTAAATCTGCTATTTCATTTCTGCGTGGAAATGAAGTATATAAATGTAAAAGAACTTCTGTCATTAATTCTGAATAAGTTAATTTTTTTTTTGAATCATTATGAGTTGATATTTTATCTCTCCATTCTAAGATTTCGCTCCATTCTGCGAGGTGTTTTTCTTTCTTAGGATTGATTACTGGTGCTTCTTCTTTAAGTTTTTCTAGTTCTGATTTATAATTTTTATAAGGTTTCATTTGTGAATCTGAATAACTCATTACTGTCATATAATTTATGACTGAATTAATATAAGATAATTTTGTTGGAACTTCAAAATTTGTTAAATATTTTTTGAGACTTTCTATTTTCCAGTCTAGTCCGTGTTTCTCAACAATCATACGAATATTATTAAAGTATAATTCTTGTGATTTTGTAGATAAAGGTTCTCCATTTAATTTTTTGTATTCAGATAATCGTTGTTTAAAAATGTCCATTGTGATATATTATAATAGATATTTTATCTTTAAATCTGTTTTATCCTGATTAGATATAATTATAAAATTATTTTCTAGAAATATATATAATGAATGAACTTCCTAATATATCTATATGTATGCCTATATATAATCGTAATAAATTTAAATCATTAATTTTGAATAATTTATTAGGACAACAATATCCTAAAGATAAAATTGAGTTCTGTATAGACGACGACGGAACTGAACCATTCTTAAAAGATAATAATGAAAAAGAAACATTAAAAAAATTAATATATCCTATTAAATTAAATTATTACTATAGAAAACATAAAAGAACAATCGGAGCGAAAAGAAATAATTTAGTTAAAATTGCTTCTCATAAAATTATTGCTTGTATGGATAGCGACGATATATATCTTCCTGAATGGTTATCATATGCTATATATGAAATGAAATTAGGAAATTATTCTTGTGTAGGAAGTAATCAAATGTTGTTCTTATATCCTCACCATAATTTTGTATCTCACGCGATTCGTTGTTCCAGTAAAAGACAAATTCACGAAGCGTGTATGTTATTCACTAAGAAACACTGGCGGTCTATGGGTGGATTTAAAAATAGTAGTCAGGGAGAAGGAAGTAAAATGGCAGATTTTAATGAAGATAATGTAGGTCTTCTTGAAATAGATAAATGTATGTGTTGTATTTGTCATTCTGAGAATACAATTCCTAAAGATATGTTTATGAAAGAAGATAATAAAATTGATTTAGAAATCACAGGTGAATTAAAAAAATTAATATCTGATATTCTTCAAATTGATAATGATTATGTTTTAGTTGATACTTAACATAAGTTTAAAATACTAAAATGATATTTTAAAATATAAATTAAAAAATAAGAATTGAAATTAAATAAAAAAAATATATGAATTAAAATTAAAAATTAAACAAATTGTTTAAACTTATAATATTATTCTTTAAACTTATCTTAAGTATTAGATTTTATATAATCTAGATATATTTTATAATCTTCTGGACATTTTTCTTTAAATTCTTCTTCTCTTTCGCGTTTATGAAACCATTTTTGTAGATTACACGCTTTCTTTGTAGATAATTCTTCATAATTATCATTTGTGTATTGTGCTACGAACTTTCTTTCTTCATATCTTATTTTATTATAATCTTTCATATAATTTTTATATTTTAAATCTGAATGATATTTATTTTTATAATATATTCTTCTATATTCTTGTTTATGAAGGTGAGTTTCTATTATTTTTTTTAATTCTTTATTTGTATATTGATATTCTGAATATTCATTCATAAGATATTATATAATAATGAGTTATTTTTAAATTATTTTTTTCAACCTTATTCTATATGAATATTGAAAACGAAATATATATTCACGAAGGACATACTAAAAATGCTCTTATAGGAATGATTAATAATTCTAATATGGATATTTTCCAACCATATCTTCATACAAAAGAAAAGATTTTAGTTCTTCTTACTAATTATTTAAATAATTGTAAGCACGAAATTAAATTTTATAATCCTACATTTCCATTTTCTAATAAAAAAGAGTTCATTAATTTTTTAGGTGAAAATCCTTCTTCTTGTTCAGGTGCTGATAAAAGAAGAATAAATGATATTGCCAGAAATATTATTCAGTTTTGTAAATCTGGATATGATTTTAATAAAAGTAAATATAATGATTTTGACGACGTTTATGACGATTGTCTTAAAATTAAAGATTACGGAGATATTTTTTCTGTAAGAACTGCTATTACAATATTTAATATAGTTATTAAAGAACAAGGTGGAGAACTTATAGAACCTAAAATATCTCCATTAATTCATAATAAATTACAATTAAAAAATACATTTAAAAAAAATTGTATTCCACAATTTCAAATTAAACACGGAACATTTAAAATTTCATTTGATAGCGACGAAGAAGCAGGTGATATTAAAGATATTATTCCTTGTAATATGAAAGAATAAATAAACATACTTAAAAAAAAGAATATATTATATATTATAAGAATATGAATAACATTAAAGAAACCCCTGAATACAAATTATCTAAAATTGCTGTCATTAAAAAATTATATGAAGATAAATATGAAGCAAATAAACTCATTGCTGATTTATCAGGAAAACTTGGTAATTCTATAAATAAAATTAAAGAATTAGAAGAAAAAAATGCCAGCAACGGAAGTCATACAAATAATGTTCCTTCAGGAGCACTTCCTGTAGAACTAGAACCTTCTGTTGAAAATAATAATGATAATCAAATACTTGAATTAAAATCTGAGATTGAAGGTCATTTTAAAATTAATAATGAACTACAACAAGAAAATGAAGAATTAAAAAATAATTGGAGTAATTCTTGTAATAAATATTGTAAAGAAATTAAAGAATTAAAAAAAGATTATGAAGAATTAAAAAAAAGTAATATTAAAGTTTATAATAAAGAGGAAATGAACAAAGAAATAAATGAAGAAAATTTAGTATTAAAAGAAGAAAATAAAATATTAAAAGAAAAATTATGTCATATTGAAGCAACTATGAAAGCATTTTCAGTTCTTGTAAATATGTCAGTAAATTAAAGAATACATTTATTATTCATAAAATTTATTAATTTAGGTTGGTCTCTTTCTACAAGAGATTCACATAATTTTTTTGTAATTTCCCAGTCTGGTGGAGTGTATCTGGGTTCTCCTCCTTTATTTTCTAATGAACAACGAGGTATTACACCTAAAGAATGTTTATATATATCTGTAATCCAGTTATCACAAAACCAGGATTTCAGTTCAGGTGGATAATAATATCCGAAGATTTCCATATGTTTCCTAGATACAACTGATTGTGTCATAAGATTCGGATTTCGTATATCTTGTGGAGTAGATACTCCGTAATCTATATTTAAAATTAAATGATATATACATAAATTTAACCAGTTATTTGTATGATAAACAATATCGTCTCCTGATTGAACAAAATATTCATTTCCGTCTTTATATGCTTCTTCAAATAGCATATTCCAGTATCCTACAACATTTCCTTTCTCAATATTCTTTGTAGATAATATTTTTATATTCATATCAATATTTTTATTAAAATGTTTGTAAGTATCTTTATTTAATATTTTTTTTCTTGTCTGTAATTTAGAATACAATTTATCATTATCGTCTATAGCATAATATATTGTATATTTATGTTCAGGTGTAATTGTATTCATTACTGAAGGAATTAAATATTTCATTAAAAAACTATCATTCAGATTTTTCCATTTCTTCATAGATTTTGAAGGAATTAAAAATGCTATCTTCATATTATTATTATTAGATATTATTCTTTAATTATGAACTAATATTGATAATGAGGTTTTAAAAATGAACAATTGAAACATAAAATCTCACAATGAAATAATACATTCTCAAAGGTATTTATAGGTAATGATATTATACTTGTGATTTCAGGATATATATTCTTTAATTTTATTGCTCTATTACTTGTCTTCCTTACATTTAATCTGAATCCCATTGGTGTTATCATTATGATTGGTATATCATTATTACATAATTCTAATACTTTATCTAAAAAGACTTCTGGTGATAATTTCCTTCCTTGCCCACAATTAAATGGTGGATTCATAATACATAGATTACAATCTATTTTATTTGTTTCCTTTAAAAAATCTGTTCCTTCTTTAATTTCATAATTTATTTTTTTAGAATTCTTAAAATTATTTGTTAGTCTTCTATCCCCTGAACAACAATCTAGAATACAACAATCTTCTCTATCATATTGTTTTAAAAGATTATATAAAAATGAACATAATTCTAATGGTGTTGGTGTATCACTCACTTTCTTTCCTTTATTCTCACTCTTATTATAAACACTCATATTATTTATATTAGATATTTATTCCCAGAATCAAATCTAATGTAAAAAATAAATTTGAAAATTATATTTCCAGAACTGTAAATTAAAAAAAAGAACAAACACTATTGTAAAAAAATAATTTGAAATTAGCATTTCCAGACTTGTAAATCAAAAGCAAGAACAAAGAATACAAAAAGAACAAAGACTATTTAAAAAAAGCAATTTGAAAAATATATTTCCAGACTTGTAAATCAAAAGCAAGAACAAAGAATACAAAAAGAATAAACACTATTGTAAAAAAATAATTTAAAAAATATATTTCCAGAACAACAATATCTTAACAAAGAACAAAGAATACAGAAAGAACAAACACTATTGTAAAAAAGCAATTTGAAAAATATATTTCCAGACTTGTAAATCAAAAAAATGAGTGAAACACCAGAAATGTTCAGTGTTATTGAAAATCTTAATAAAGAGTTCTTTGACTTACAAAAAGTGAATGATAAACAAGAAGCAATCATTAAAAGATTAACAGAAGAACTCAAGAAAAATGAAATAAAAGTAAAATTATATCAAGAAGTTCTTCCACACTTAGAAGCATATGTAAATGAATCAGGGGTTTCGGCATTCAGAGACGAACAATATTTTCACGAACTAGACTCAGAAGATTTTGAAGAAGTCTTTATGATTATAAATAATCATTATGAAGATATACGATATGAGATTTATGAAGAGTTTCTTCATTTGTCAAAGTTAGATTCTGACGGCGTTTCTTGGGGAAGTGCTGATACAGAATGGTTTATTGTATCTGAAGAATATCTCAGAAATCACTATGTAGAATTAAATGCTGAGTCTGAAAGTGAAAACCCAGAAGATAATACTGCTTCTAAAGAAGATTGTATTACAATTATACAATCTTACTTAATTGATATACACGATTGGAGAATCGTAGAAGTTCCTGGTGTAGAAGACGAGTATTACATAAATGAATGTGATTATTAAAAGAATAAAAATAAGAATAAGAATAATATAATATAATTTTTTAAATATAATTTTTTAAATTTGATATTTTAAAATATTAATTTGTAAGTTTAAACAATTCATTAAGAAATAAAAAAAAGAATATAAAAAGAATAAATACTATTTGATAAAAGCAATTTGAAAAATTAAGTTTAAAATATTAATTTGTAAGTTTAAAATACATTTAAAGAAAAGAATATATTATATATTAAAAGAAAAGAAAAAAATGTCAAGTAAAATGTTCATAGATAATCTTAACAATCATTTAGATATGATTTTCAAAGAAGTAGAATTAGATATAGAAGAACATATGTCTATCAGAGACGACGAAGACGACGAACATTCTTCTATGACATATCCTACATTCAAAGGTGTTATGAATGGAAATCCTCATACAACATTCTTTAAAGAACACGAAGGTGAAAAATACAATGTATTTCATTTATTACTCGGAATCTTTAATATGAATAATTCTATAAAGACAGCAGTAAAAAAGTTCTACTGTCTTGAAATCTTAGAATATTACATATCTAATGGTTTTCGGTTCAATATTAAATCTACTCAAATGAATATGAATAAATCTGAAATCATTTCATTATTCTATATATCATATCTTCTACAAGAACAGAATTATGAAAGTTCAGACCTTCCTGAAATCAATACAACTACTGGTGAAGTCATAGACGAAGGTGTTGCTGAATTCATAATTACAAAAGAAATGAATTGGAAATTAAAGCATATTCTTACATATTGTCAAAAATATTTAAGAAAAGAAAAAGAATCTGTAGATAAAGAAACTAAAAAAGAAAAAGAAAAAGTATTAATACTTAAAAAGAAAGCGATAATTAATAATGTAATAAATCCTATTCATTCAGTTGATATGTATATCAAAAAAAAATATTTTGATTTAATCTATGACGATTTATTCGGTCATATAGATACTTCTGAATTAACTAACAAAAGAAGTCATAGAAACGACTTAAAAAGAAAGTTTATGAAAGAAGACCCATTTGATAAAGAAACTAAAAAAATAGATTATACTCTACACGCTTTCTGTGTCTTCTTCAATCAAAGAGTTGATAAAATACTCACTTGTTAATGATTACAATTACAGTTCTTCTTCTTATTATTATTTTTTTTATATCCTTCAAATACATTCTGAGGTTTAATCTTCTTGCTTTGTTCTACATTTTTTTTTATATTAAAATTTAAAGGAGTATTCGGAGTATTATCATTCAAAACTGGTTTCACAAAAGTTTTTTTCTTCTTTAACATTTATAATAATTAATATTTTTTTATTTTATAATTATATAAATGACTTATTTAATTACTTCTAATACTCAGAAAACTGGAAGTGAAGTGAATACTACGGGTATTAATGACCCTTCTTCATATGTTAATATGTTATCACAGACATTTGAGATTGAAAAAGATAGTGAAATTGCTGTAGAGAGTCTTAAAATTACTCGGAATGGTAATATACAATTATCTTCTGCTAATAATCAATTCGGTGTCTATATTGGTCATAGTCTAAATGGTTGTGGAACTGATTTAGAATTTGACGTTGGTTTCCCTGTGAATACATTCATAAGAGGTGGGAATGAAACATTATCTCCACAATCATTAACTAATAATATTAAAGAAGGATTAATGGCAGGTCTTGGACAACACCCTAATTATGTTTCTAGAGATAGTGAATTTCCTAAAGTAGAATTAAAAAATGGTAGTGGTGAGTTTCAGGGATTTAAATATACATTCTCACAAAGTGCTTCTACTCTTAAAACTAATATTCCTGCTGTTGCTGGTCAAGGAGGTTGGGTATCTACAAATAATTCTGACCTTAATTGTATTATTACTGCTTCTGGAACTGAAGTTGTATTAAAGAAAAACGACCCAGAAGAATTAATTGGTGATTTATCTGTTATTGGTCAGAAGTTTCCTCTGAATATGGCAAGTGGTTCATTTGTAGTTTATTATAATAGTAGTCTCAGCGGAAGTGCTGGTGATTTTTGGGCAGTCGGTCTTACTAGAGCAACTCTTAATGCTTGTCAGAGTGCTGAAGTAAATGGTTGTCCATATTATTATGATAATAGTAGAATGACTGATTACGCCACAGGTTATGCTAATTCTAAAAGATTTTTTGATTATAGTGTAGAAGATAAAGGAGACGGTAAATTAAGAGTATTCTATGCTGGTGGAAACGGTATTGACAATATGAGAAAAGTAGAAACTGATTATGGAACTCTTAAAAATGCTTCTGAGTTCATTGGAGTTAAATTTACTGCGATTGGTGATTGTATAGACGTCGCTCTAGTAAAACCCGACGGAAGTTTTGAAGTTATTGTTAATAATCTTACTGCTGTAGATAAACCTCCTAGAACTAAATCAGTTGGGATTACTAATTTTTATTTGTATCCTAAAGTAAATATTTATGACGACCCTTCTGCTAGTAGAATTATGGTCGTGAAAGGATTTGACGGATTAGATATTCCTACATATAATTTTAAGAGTGGTGTAAGTGGTTCATTTCAATATGGTGGTAGATTTGATACTGGTATTGCGAATGTTCCTGCTCTTATGGGTAATATTCTTACTGGTGATTTAACATATCAAGATTGGTGGGCAACTCAGTATCAGACTGGGAATCAAGGTTTATGTAGAGCATTTGATAATCGTTCATATGCTACTACTAGTATTCCAGATTTAAATCGTAAAGGTTTAAATGCTTCTGGTCAAGTTCCTTATGATATAGTTCTAATTACTGCTCCTAGTGAAGCATATAATGGTCTATATAATGGAGGAAGTCGTGGAAATATTGGTGATTTTGGTGATAGAACTGAAGTATATGGTGATTATACAGATAGTTTCGGTGCTCAGAATATTTTAGGATTTGAAAATGTCCCTCCACAAGCAGTGAATACATTTGTATCTTCTACACAAGGAAATCTTGTAGTATTAGAAAGTAAAACTGTTCCTAAAATGGTTTCTAGTAAATCTTTATTTATAAGACTTCCTGATATGCCTATAAATTCATTTAATTCTGGAAAAGGTTCTGTTTCTAAAATATTATATCATATGCCTAGATTTGATAATAGTGGTGCTGAAGTCGGAGGATTATATTTTCAACCTCCTGAAAGATTATATATTCCTCTGAATAATATTGAAAAAATTAGATTAAATAATATAAAAGTAGAATTATGTAATATTGACGAAACGAATGGAAATACAGATTTAGTCGGTCAGACTATTGTGTGCTTTGATATTCGGCGTCGTCGTTAATTTCTTCTTCTTCTTCTTCTTCTTCTTCGTCTTCATTTTTAACATTTTCACTTCCTAAAATATTACTTCCTATTGCTATTTTTTTTTCAAAATTATGATAAGCAATCGGAGGATTTTCTTGTAAATCTAAATGTAAAAAATCATATCTATTAGGTGTAGCAATCTTATAGATTTTTAATAAATTTTCGGAACCTCCAAACATATCTCCATATTCTTCTCCTATTTTTTCTAGTTCTTTAACATTAGGAAACGGAGAACCTATAATAACATTCGTAGCATTCTGGCGAATAACATTATTCACTTTCCTAAAGTTTTGTGAAGATATATAAAATAACTGAACATTATAGTGTCTGAATCTTGAAGCAAAATGATTTAATCTTGCTTCACGCTTAATACTTCCTAGAAGGTCGTCGCATATTAATGCTACTGAAGGTTGTTCTTCTTTCTCAAACTTAGATTGTGTATTAATTAATTGGTCAATCATTCTATCTTCATAATGGTCTTCTGTATCAAATGCTTCCTTTAAAAATCTACTAGTATTATCATTATCTATAGTATTAGATATAATTTTAACTCTGTCAAAATAATCTTGTCCATAGAACTGGTCAGATAATAAAAGATTACTTATAATTGTAGATTTTCCTGTCTTCACAGGACTACAGTGAAGAACTAGAGCGTGAGGTTGCGGTAAATGAGGGTGTAATGGTTTAGTCTTAAGGAATGGTGGGTCTTTCACTCTTAATATTTTAGGTGTTTTAGAGTTCTCCATATTAAATAAATATAAAATAAATATAAAATTTAAAAATAAAATATTTTCAGATATTATAGAAATGAGTTCAGTTCTTCCAGTTATTATAGATACTCCAGTTCCTGAAATATCTGAAGATTCAGAAGTATTTGACGGAGAAGAATTGAATGAAAATAATTTAAAAATGGAAATAAATGACGAATCTGAAGGTGAAGAAGAAGAAAAAGAAGAAATTGTTCCAGTAAAAGAGCGTGTTAAAATAGATAATGAAGTTATATTTCAAGAAGCACCTAGTGTTAAACCTGTAGCAAAGAAGAAAAGAGTAATGAGTGAAGCAAAATTAAAGCAACTAGCGGACGCAAGAGCGAAAGCAAATGCTACAAGAACTGCTAATAAGGAAGCAAAACTAAAAGCAAAGAAAGAAATTCAAGAAGCAACTAAGAAAATGATTGTTCAGAAACAAGAAGAATATGTAGAAAAGAAAGTCAGTAAAATCAAGAAACAGATAGATAAAGAACCTGTAATCATACAAAAAAGTTCAGTATCTCCTGAAGATATTCAGAATATTGTGAGTGGTGCTATTTCTAAATATGATTCGGAAAGAATAGCAAGAAAAGAAGAAAAAAGAAAGAAGAAAGAAGAGGAGGAGAAACATAAAAAAATAAATGCTACTATAAAGAAAGCACAGGGACACACACTAACTCCGCAAGAAAGTGGATATTTTGATAGTTGTTTTGGATAATAATAAATAAATAAATAATATATAATAAAAGCGTAAGTTTGAACTTACAAAAAGAATGTTTAAACAATATATTCAATTTTATATTTTAATTCATAATGAAATTTTTATATAAATAGAAATGTATATTTTTAATTAATTGTTTAAATGATTGATTCAGTATTTTAAACTTACAAAAATATTATATATTTTATATTATTCATATTCATATTTTAATTAAATAATATTATTTTATTTTTTATTATATAAATGAGTGATATTTATGGTTATGAACGAGGTGTCCAGTATAATAATGATATTATGTCCAGGAATACAAGATTACAACAATCTATTGCGAATAGAAATTCACAATCATTAGACGATTTTAATGTTGCTAAACAAACACGAGATATTGTTAATAAGAATATAGAAAAAAGTGCGGAAAAATCAGAATCTAGTAAAGCAGAAGAACAAGGAGAACAAGGTGCTGGTGAGTTTCTAGCAGACGCACGGAATGTATATAAAATTGGTGGAGCAGTCAAAAAAGAACTAGGTAATGTAGATAAGGCAGTGAAATCATTCAGAAGAGCGAAATTTATTAATGAAGGAGGAGGTATAGACCCTACTGGAGACCAGACAGGTCGTCTCGCTTCTAAAGAATTAGATTTAGGAAGTGATTTAACAAATGTTGCTGACGACGCTGTTCGTGGTGGAACTGCTATATCTAGAGGAGCAGATTTATCTGGTGTTCTTAGATATGGTGGTGAAGCATTACAGAATACATTACAAGGTTCTCGCGGAGTAGGTGAAGCATTCACTGGAACTCGTAGTGCTATTCAAGGTGGAACTCAAGCATTACAAGATACAGCGGAAGCAACTAGATTAGGTGATACTGCTGGAATGGTAGAAGGAGCAGGTCGTGTAGTATCTTCTGCTCGTAGTGGTTTAGGAGCACTAGATAGTCTTGGTAAAACTGCTGAAGGATTAAATATTGTATCTGCTGGTAGTGATATTCTTGACGATACTGGTGGAGGATTTAAAAAAATGAATACTGCTGAAAAAGTTGGTAATATTGCTGGAATTACTTCTGGTATTGCTTCTGCTGGTAGTCTTGCTGGAAGTTTAGAGAGTGCTGGTGCTATGCTAGACGCTACAGGAATTGGTGCTGAATTAGGATTAGGATTAAATATTGCTGGAGCAGTCGCTGGTGGTGTTTCCGCAGTATCAGATTATATTGGTTCTAAAGAAAAACAAAAAAGACAAACACCTACTCCTACACAAGTATCTGCTCCACAAATTCAAAGAAGTGCTCCAGCACCTATTAGTGCTCAACAATCAGGTGGAATTGCGTTATCTTCATATTAATTAAAATCTTTCTTAAATTATATGAGTTGTATTTTTTGTTCTACAATATATAAAAATGAAGGATTTCTAAAGAAATCATTTCATAATATTAAATTATTAGAATCATTATTTAAAAAAATAAAGATTGTAATTTCTTATGATAATTCTGGTGATAAATCATTATTAGAATTAATTGAATTAAAAAAAGAAGGTTGGGATATTGATATTTTAATGAATGAAAAACCTAGATTTAAATCTCATATAGGAAGAGCATATAATATTGGTCAAGCGAGGAATCAGATTTTAAATCATATTTATAAAGAATATAATGATTATGATTATTTTGTTATGGCAGATTTAGACGACGTATTTAATTTTAAAATTTATCCAGAAGTTCTTGAAAAATATATATATGATTGTTGTTCTGAAAAATGTGAATGTCCAGAATGGGATAGTCTAGCATTTTATAATAAAGGATTCTATGATACTTGGTCTGTTTCTATAGACGATTTTCAAGAAAGTGAATGGGTTCCTGGAAAAGAATTAGATAAATGTTGGGATAAACAAAAAGAAATCCGAGATTATATAGATAAAACTGTAAATGAAATGACAGATAATTTAAGAAATATTGATAGTATTTTTAATGGATTTTGTATTCATAAATTAAATAAATTTAAAAATATTAGATATAATCCAGTATGTTTATTGAATGGTGAAGTATTTATAGATTGCGAACATAGAAGTTTCTATAAAAAAGCAAATGAACTCGGATTAAATGTAATGTTCAGTAAAGATTGTTTATTTGAAGAAATGACAAATGTAAATGAATTAAATAATAAAAAAGAAAATTAAAATATTTTTTAATATATAAATATGAGTTTCTTTGTTGCTGATAATAAAATTAATATTAATCAAGAAAGTATTGCTGTTCCTTCAATAAATGGATTGAATTATAATCCTGGTCAATTAATTGAATTAAAAATTGACCCTGCTCAAGTTAAGTTCTTTGACCCTAAGAACTCATATCTTCAGTTTAATGTAAAACTACAAATGCCTACTGAAGCGAGCGGTGCTGTTTCTAAATTTATGTTAGATAGTCATATTGGTGCTCAGGTATTAATTAAAGATATTCGTATTCACGACGGAAATAATAATGCTCTTCTTGAAGAAATTGTAGGATATAATATTGCTACAATGTTAAAATATGATTATCATTGTAATGATAGTTTAAGAAATAAAAGAGCATTATCTGAAGGTGCTGGAGGTAGAATTACTCCACACGGTCAATTAGGAACTCGTCAATCCTGGCAAAACTCTCATAAAATGGGATATACTGTTCCTGACGCTGACGGTGAAACAAGACAAGGTCAATTAAAAAATGCTTCATTTTGTAATGTAAAAGTCTGTCTTCCATTAAACACAGGGATTTTCCAGAATGATAAAGTATTTCCTTCTATGCTTACTAATGGTCTTCGTATTCAAATTTTATTAGAAGACGCAGATAAAGTCTGTCGTATGGTTGAAGGAGTTATGTTAAAAAGAAAGAAAAATCTAAATCCATTTTTTCATTCTTCAAATGGTTGTCTGACGAACACTGGTGCTGGTTCAGGTTCTATGGTTAATGGAACAGATTATACTACTATCTTCTTAACACAAGATAATGGTTATTTAGACCCTGCTTCCGTTCCATTCTCTGTCGGAGAAAGAATAGGTTTCTGTCCTAAAGGTTCTTCTGCTGAAGTAGGAACAACTCCACAAGCGACTATTTCTAAGATTGAGTTTGTTTCAGGTTTTAATCTAATTAAATTAACTACGAATGCTTTCACACCTGATAGCACAATATCTACTAATGCGAATGCTTCACACGTATTATTTTCTAAGAGTGTTGAAGGTCAATCTTCATATAATATGACTTATACTGTATCTAATGTAGATTTAGTTCTACAATCTTTAAATATGGGTTCTCAATATGAAGCAGATATGACTCGTCGTATGCGTGAAGGAGGCACTATTAATTATGATTTCTTATCTATGACTAATTATAGATATTCTCAACTTGCTTCTGATTTAGTTGCTCAGATTCAACTTCCTATTGAAAATAGGCGTATGAAATCTGTTATCTGTGTTCCTACAGATAGCACTGTATATACTAATAAACAAATCTTACAAGCGTCTGGAACATATGAAGTCGTTTCAGGTGAGTTTCAAGACCGTTGTGGATTAGTAGGTATTTCTGATAATATTCAATCATATCAATTCACTTACGACGGCAGACTTCAACCTTCTCGTCTTGTAGATTGTAGTAAAACTTCTTCTAAGACTTCTGTATCACAACAACATTTAATTGAGTTAGAAAAAAGTCTGACTGCTGGAGGAATCTCGGGTCAAAGTATGTTAGAATTTAATAATAATTTTGTTCTAGGAAGAAGTGTCGCGGTTCAGGGAGGCGTATATGACGCACGGAATAGACAATTCTCTCTGAATGTAAATTATACAGGTGCTTCTGCTCCTACTAAAAATAAACTCTGGAATAATTTTGTATTTCATATTCGTAGAATGGTTATTGCTGGAGATACGATTTCTGTTGAGGTTTAATAAATACACAATTAAATCCAGGTTCAATACATTCAAATCCATATTCTAAAGTTAATTTTAAAATTATTTTATCATAATCACATACTTGTGGGTTATCTTTCTCCATAATGATTAATCTTAAATCATTTAATAAATATTCATTTTCTTCTATAAAATCTCCTAAAGCACCTTCACAATCGGCAATCAAAACATTAAATTTTAAATCAGATATTTCATTTAATTTATATGAAGGTATTTCACTTTCACCTTCACTACTGAATGTAGAATATTGACAAGGTAAATAATTTAATTTTAATTTTTTATTACTAATAAAACCTTTAATTATTTTAAAATCACAATTATTATATTCTTTATTTTTTTCTAAAGCATTCCATACTCTATTATCAGGTTCAACGACTACTTGATTTTTTTTATTATTTAAAATACTATTAACAATACAAGATACACTTCCATATCTCGCACCTAATTCTAATACAATATCATTTTTATCTATATATTTTTGTGCTTGTCTTTGTTCATTAATTTCAATATTATTAATATCTACTAAATCATTATTTTCATTAAATATTTTCATTTATATATTATAAAGAAAATGAAAATGACAATTAAACGTTCTACGAAACCTAATAAAAAATTAATGGCAGTATTCACTCAAGATAATGGAAGAACTAAAACAACTCACTTCGGAGCAAAAGGAATGGACGACTATACTATCACAAAAGATAAAGAACGAAGAAGATTATATAGAGAAAGACATAAAAAAGATTTATTAACTAAAGACCCTACTAGAGCAGGATATCTTTCATATTATATTCTCTGGGGAGAAAGCACTTCTAGACAACAAAATATTTCAAATTATAAAAAAAGATTTAATTTATAGTATATATGAGCACAAATAAACAAAAATTTAATAAAAGACACGGACAACCTCTTAATAAAGCAAATTCTAAACAAGATATATCTAAATTAAGTGGAGTAAGTATGAGTATATTGAATCAAGTATATGATAGAGGTTTAGGAGCACATAAATCTAATCCTGGTTCTGTTCGTAATGTAAGAGGTGTAAAGGGTGGTCCAGGAAAGAAAATGGGAGCAAATCAGTGGGCAATGGCGAGAGTCTATTCATTTGTAGCAGGAGGAACTACAAGAAGAACAGCAGATAAAGACCTCTGGGCAAAACATTCTAAAAAAAATAATGTATAAATTATAAATGGCATATCAAAAACCCCCTCCTAAAAAGAAACCTAAAAAGAAAGCACCGAAAGGATTTCATTATATGCCTAATGGTAAATTAATGAAAGATAGTGATATGAAAAAGAAGAATAAAAAAAAATATAAATGATTAATATATAATGTCTTCAGGAATAATTTGTAGAACAAAAAAGAATGTAGCACCTGGAAAAAATGATAAGATTTGTTTTCAGAATGGAAATTTATTAAATGGAAGTGGAACAAAAAAAAATAAATCAGTTAATTATAACATAGAAATGAAATCAAAAAATGAAGCAAGAAAATTTCTTCCAGCAATGTTAAAAGATAAAGATTTAAAAATATCATATAAAAAAGAAAATCCTAAAAAACCAGGAACTAAAGCATATGAAAGATATGAAGGATATAAGAAAGCAACAACTCTAAAGAAAGCAAGAGAATTAGGTGCTGTTCGTGAAGATTTTATTTTTGACGGAGATAGAGGATATATGAAAGTAGTTGAAGAAGCAAAACCACCAAAAAGATTAGTTGAATTAAAGAAAAAAAATCCGAGTAAATCAAGAGAGAGAGGTTCAACACCAGAGCGAGCACGAACACCTACACGCACTCCACCACGAAGAAGAGTAAGAACACCCGTAAGAGAAGGAGTTCCACAAGGAATAAGACTTCCTGCTACAGAAAGTGCTTCTATGAATATAAATAGATTAGCATTAGCAACTACAGGAGCGGTTCAACAGGACGCAGTATCAACATTATCAGCATTGAACTCAATATTCACACAACCTCTTTAAATTAATTTTTTAAATTTATATTTTTTTTTATATTCATATTATATAAATGAGTAATCTAGGACAAAATGTTTATATGGATATTCAACCGAGTAATGTGGTCTCTACTGGTAAAGTATCATATCGCAATGGTAATCCTGTTATACAATTTATTATAGGTGAGAATGACTTACATTTAATGGGTTCTTCGGTTCGTTTTTGTGGAAATATACAATTCTTAAAAGATAGTAATCGTGTGATTCAAACTGAAACAGCAGGAAATCTTATGTGTATTGACCCAAAATTAGGAGTTTATAGTATCATAGATACACTAACGATTTCAAGTCAAGTTCATAAATCAGTAATAGAACGCGTGAATCATTATAATAGATTTATGGCGACTTATATGCCTTTAGTATCTTCAGAGAAAGAAGCATTAGGTCATTTAAATATGACTGCTCTACAAGGAGCAAATATTAATCTTCAGAGATTAGAAGTTGTGAATAATACAAATGGTTCTTCAACTAATACAGATAATGTATTAAATTATACAGGAAGTCAGTTTTGTATTAATCTTCCTTGCGGATTATTATCAGGTCGTAATCCTATTCCGTTATCTCGCCAGAATGGTGTAGGTGGTCTTATGATTGAAATACAACTTGCTCCAGATAATCAAGTAATCTTCGGAGACGACGAAAGTTCAGCAGATATCACAGATAGTTTCTATGAATTATCAGGTCTTAAATTAATTGCTGAAGCACAAGTAGTTGCTCCTGGAACAGAAGTAGGAAATACTCTAGAATATAATAGTATTCATTCATATTTTAATAGTATTAATTCTACAAATGGAATCTTAAATTTCCAATTAGGATTATCAAATGTATTATCAGCATTTGCGAATTTCGTTCCTTCTTCATTCATAAATAATTATGCTAGAGACGGATTAAATACACTCCCACTTCTGAATAGTGGAGATACAGTTGCTCCTATAAAACAAGCAGTATTCACACGAGGTGGAATCCGTGCTCCTCTAGAATATAATATTGATACTGAACGAAAAGACGACCCTCGTGTTAAATATGCTGACCCACAAATCTTAAAGAACTTTGTGAATGCTATTAAACCTTATTATTCTAATGACCACCTCCAGATTACTCAGAATACTACAACTAATGATATTCCTGCTGTATCTCATTTTATTGCGAGTGTAGGAAGCATTTTTGGAGTTGGGGTCGCATACGATATGATTTCTGGGCAAGGTGTAAATTTCCAGAATGTCAATTTCGGTCTTAATCTTGATACTGAACTCACTACTGATAATCCTAATGCTTGTTATCTATTCGTTAAAAATAAGAGCACGCTCGTGTTCACCCCACAAGGTGTTCAGGTGCTATCGTAGGTTAAAATATCTATGTAATTCTAATAATACAAACATAAATCTTCTATCCACAGAACCTCTCTTGGCATTACATTTATGACAACAAATATTTCTCGGATATCCAGATTTATGGTCGTGGTCTAAAGATTTCATAGTATTTATTTTTTTATTATCAGTTAATTCAATATCACATAATTCACAATATTTAGTATTCATATATTCTTCATAGGTTTTATCAAAATTATAAAATCTCATATTAAATTTTTTAGTCCAGTCATAATATCTATTTTTTTTGTATCTGATAATTTTAGTTCTTTCATAATAAGTTTTTTTATTCTGAACAGCGTCTTCTTTATTTTTGTAAGGCATTAATCTAATATTAATTCACTCCTTCTCCTTAAATAATTTAAAAATAAAATATAATATAAATATAAAAATGAATCAGATTTATAATTTTTATCTAAGAATATATTATTTTATATATAGACACTGTTGTAAAAAAGAATTAAAATTAGAATTTAAAGAAGATAAACTATATACTTTGAATGAAGTATTAGAAATATTAAATAAAAATATTAAATTAGATTAATACTTAAGATAAGTTTAAAATACTAAAATGATATTTTAAAATAAAAATTAAAATTAAACATTTTTTTATAAATATTTTTTTTATATAAATTAAAATTGAAAATTAAACAAATTGTTTAAATGATTATTTTATAAGTTTAAACTTCTTATTATTTTTTTGTATTAGTTGCTTGAAGAAGTTGTTCTACAGGAGTAAGAGTAGAATTAATTCTTTTATTAATTTTATACATAACACAAGAATCTCTATTTAATTGTGCTGAGTTTCCTTCAGGGTCGCAGATATGAGTAGTAATATTAGTAATCATTTTAGGATTAGTTATAGTAAATTCTAATGGATTATCTTGTTGAAAATAATAATCACCGTCTCCATTAATTTTATTCACAACAGAAATAGTTTTCAATGCTTCACCACTATCTTTGCTTCCTAAATAAGTATAAGAATCTAATAAATCAGTTCTGATAGTATAATATGCTCTGCTCATTTTAGTAGGCAATTCTTCTGCTTCTAATAGAATAGATTTTTGATTTTGAGTAATAGCAGGATATGAACTAGGATATCTATCGTCAGTGAATGGAGGAGTTTGACCATTAATAGCACCATTAAATAACTGTGGAAGAGGAACCTGACTCGTGAATAAATTAGCACCAAAAATATTAGAAACAAAACTCATAGTATCTCCAGCATTGATATCAGCATTCGTAGTAGCGACTGGCATATTATTTTTATTAATTTCATTTAATCTAGTATTATAATTAAATGAAGAAGATAATGAAGAATGAAACTGATTATATGAGAAACCTAATGTATCCCACATAGATTTATTCCAAGCATTTTCAGTAATTCCGAAATCTTCAATAAATATTCCACTATGAGCGTCAAATATAGTCCAGGGTTCTAGCATATCATTCATTCTAGAAATAGTAATATCAACACCACTACTATCTCCTACACCTAAATATGCTGAAGAAACACCACTCGCATAATTTTGTGAATAAGGAATCATATCAGTAGTAAAATTAGTATTATCTATTCTTTTATTTATTTTAAATACTTTTTCTTGAGCATTAGGATTTTCAGTAGTGTTAAATGTAGCAGAAGCACTATCTATACCAGCATTCCAAAGATTCCCAATATATTCAGGAGTATGTAATTGTTGAATATTAAATTTTTGATTAGAAGCAGAATATTCCCATTTAGGTTCTTGAGCACCTAAATAAATCTTTCTGGCATATGGAGTAGCGTCAATAATCGCATTACCGAGTTGTAATCCATTATCTATAAATGTATTCACAGCATAATGAGAAACAAATTGATAATCAGTATTTAAATATCCGTCAGCAAGACCAATAACCGCATTCCCATATGAATTAAAATGTTTATCAAAACCACATAATCTTCCAGAAGCATTATTTAAAGTATTTGTTCCACTTGCCTGATAATTACCAACAATAATTCCGTGTAAATGTCCAGAAGCAGAATGACTACCACTATAATAAGCATATTCGTGTGGAACTCCAGGAACTGTTTGACTAGAATTATAAAATGGATTACCTACTAAATCTATAGGATTCTTCAAACCTATTCCATTCGTAGAAAATGATATTACATATGAACCATTTTTAGATAATTTTTTATACATAGCACCAAAACAAGGATTACCTTCATTACCTTCAGTTAAAGTCATAGAAGCAGAAGGGTCATAATCAAAAAATAATGGAACACTATTTTGTGAAGAAGCATTTAAATTAGCAAGTTCATTAGAACCAAAACTTTCAGGATAAACATTATCACCACCTAATCTTGTTTGTTGTTTCTCATTTAAATTCATATGAAGAAATCTAGAATTATTAACATTTGTAATCCCAGCATAATTATTATTTCTATTTTCAAATAGTTCAGGATAATTTCCCTGAGCAATAAAAAAATCTCTCCAAGCATTAAGATTTTCAGTCTTCCATTCGTGTGCTATCTGAATAGAAGCATTTAATCTATTCTGACCTACTTCAGTCAAAGAAGTATTAATATCTAAATCTAAATGACAAAACTTTAAACTTTCTTGATTATGGTCAGGCATAGTAGCAATTAATCTAATTCCAGCGTCATAAAAATCAGGTCTTTTAATTCCTATGAATTGATAATTCTGAATAAACTGATTATATTCAAAAAATCTATCACCTGAAGCAAACTGAGGAGCGTGAAATGAATAATATGTAGAAGCATTATGGTCATTCACAGAAAATGAATTAAATGTTTTATATACAGGATTTTGTGTTCTAACACTAACAGGTCTTTTTAATCTAATTTGATTAGATATAGTAGTGCCTAATTCATTTGTATTCTGAACTAAATAATCAGTTTCTAAATTTCCAGTATCTTTCATTTGATTTGTTAGACTATCAGCAATACTTTCAGGACTGCTGAATCCTACAGGACAAGTTAATGTTAATATTTCTTCATAAGGCAAAAATATTGCTTCACTAGGACTATATAAAGGAGTTCCGTCTTCTCTAAACCAATCCATATCACTATCAGTTCCACTACCACTAATAAATCCAGATTTTCTTGTATCAGTCATAACATATATTTTATATCTACTATTATCACTCTTTAATTTAAAATATGAATTAAGTGCTTCAGTCGTTCCACTTGAAGAAACTTCACTTCCTTTTTTATATGTATAATCTCCTTCACAAAAATAACTTCTATTAGGTCTCTGTTCAGTTCCATTCAGATTACTAGATAATAATGTCAGAACACCTCCATTATTTGTAGATTGTGCCTTGAAGGGCAGACCATTCTCAACACTATCTTCAAGTTTCCATTGTGTAGGTCTTGTATTAGCATTAAGAGGAATAGGACTCATAAATCTTCTGGGCAATGCTACACAACAATCACCATTCCTAGTTTTATAATATGAAATTTTTAAATTAACTTCATTATCTTTTAAAATATATTTATTTGTTTCAATTTCAGCGACTTCTTTTAATGGAACACCATATATAACCTGACCGTCATTATTACTAGCATTATTAATAGGGTCTTGATAACAAGCATTAGTCTTCGTAATTTTAGTATGAGATAAATTAATAGATAAAGCATTGCCTCTTAAATCTTTTAAAGTAGTTCCATTAAATTGTATTGTATCTCCTCCAGCACCTCTTTCACTTATGAACGCCGAATAAACACTAACACTATCACCAGCATTAACTTTAATTCCACTACCAATCTTATTACTAAATAAAGCATTATTCTCATTATTACCAGTTTTACCTTCTTCAGAAGCAAGTCTATTACATTCAAGTATCATTGTTTCATTGAATCCACTCATATTATATTACAATATATATTTTTTACAATTTTTAATTGTAGGATTCACACCAATTAAAGCAGTCTTTTTAGGTTTAAGATATAAATATTCAGGAAACATTTCCATTAATATATCACAATCAGATTTCATACCAATACTTCTATCACCTAAATTCATTCCACCACTATCTTCACAAGCATATGGAGTAGAAGCACATATATTATTAATTCTGATTACTTTATTATATTTTTTAAATACTTTGAGTGTTCTTTCAAAATCTTCAAAGTTTCCTTTAGTTCTTTCGTCTAATTTAAATACTTCTTTATCTATAATAACTCCGAATGACCAACCAACACACAACATTAATTTAGTAGTAATAGTATCTTTCATATATCTATGACCAATCACTGGATTAATACCAAATAATACAGTATTCTCTTTTTCACAATATTCAAAACCAATTTTTAAATAATCTTCTAAATTTTTAATATGTTCCATTTCAAATGGAGAAGAATCAGGAGAACTAGATTGTCTTTTATAACAAGAAATATCGTCGTCCATAAACCAGACTTTATCACCTTCTTTATAATAATTAAACATAAATTGTCTAATCTGTCTCATACCGACTTCACCAATAATCATATTATATTCAGGATATAAAGGTCTATATATATCATATTCTTCTTGATTATTTACAAAAATATCAATAATATCTTTAGGAATATTATTATTATTTAAAGTATTCAATGTCTTTTTACCTAATGATTTATATCTTTTATATGAACAAACAGCAACTCTGAAATCCATTATATAAATCATATTAAAAAAAAATAAATTATTAAGCGAAATTAATATCAAGAACACCATTTTTAAGTTGTGCTTGTTTTACGACTTCAATCCAGGTTCTTTGAGTGAAAGGTCCCGAACCTATACTAGAATATTTTTGTTCATATTCTATACCACGACTGTTAATACGTTCATTACGATTAAGTCTATGAGATTGCCAGAAGAACTGTGCTTTTAAATTTGTATCTTGACGCTGTCCATTAAAGACTTCAGCAGTTAAACCTTCACCACCACCACTATACATATCTCTACTAATATGAGGAACCATTGCTTCAGCAGAAGTAATATCGTGGAAATGAATAGCATTACTAGACCTATCTAATGGATATAAATATTTATCATTATAACGAACATTAGAAGTAAGAATACCCATTTGACGAGCACCGCTAGAAACAGTAATAGAAGGTCCTTCTGAATGATATATATTCACAATACTAGTATCGTCAGGAGTATCATTACTCATACTAGAAAAACATTTAGATACAAGACGACCAGCACCACCAACATTAAGAATCTGTTTAGTCTGTGCCTGAGTCTGTGTAAGAGTTCTTTTATTTAATTGATAATCTACATACTGAAAGTTCATATCACGATTAGCATTTGCGAATTGCTCCATAGTTTCACCGTCGTAATAAATATAATCAGCAATTAATTTTAATCCTGCTTCATTAATAGCAGTCGTAGGAACTCCAGAAGGTCCCACCATTCTAGTTCCGTCAGTAGTATTAAAAAATAATTCAACACTAATCTGTTCTTCAAACATATATAATGGAAGACTACTAAATCTTAAGAACGGAAACAAATCTGCTAGACTAATTTGAAATTCAGGTGCTTTTTGTAATTCTTGCCATTCATATGGAAGTAATCCAACTCTTGCTCCAACTCCTGCTACACGACCAGATTCTATATATGAATTACCATTATCTAATCCATACGAAGAAGCATTGAAATCACTAAAATTACCAGAAGCATTCTGATATCTTAATTCTAATGCTACTCCACGACCAGATAATACTTGTTCTCGTTCTTTATTAATACTAGGGTCTATAAATAATGATTTATACGCCATAAAATGACCAAAATCTTCAGTTTCACTAATCGTTTTCGCACCAACCTTAAGAACCGCTCTCTGAATCAATGAACTAATTCCAACATTCACTGGATATGTATTACGACTTCCATTCGTATCTAAAGCATTCATTCCTAAAATAATTTTTGAAAATGAATTCATAAATCCTTTATTCATTAATGTGAATCTACAAAATGAATTAGATTTTACTACAGGTTCTAATGTATCAGTATCTACACTCATATCCATATCTGTGGGAATACTTCCAATCTTAATTAAATCTGGGATTGCTGACATATTTATACACTGTTATATATTTAAATTTTAATATTTTTATTATTTATATTATTTTTTTATTCTAATACTTAAGATAAGTTTAAACTTCTTAATTAAATGTTTAAACAAAATATTCAATTTTCAATTTCTATTCATATTATTTTTTTTTTTATAAATAAATTATTATTTTTAATTTATTTTTTAAAATATCATTTTAGTATTTTAAACTTCATTCATTAATTTAATATCAATTTTAAATTCAAAACTATTCTCAGGAATAAAAAAAATCTAAGAATGAATATCATTCTCTATATATATATCATATTCTTTTTTTTCTAATCATTGAAATCACCAGTATCTTCACATACTGAATAGAAATCCTGAAGAGGGTCGTGAGGAGGAACAAAGTGTGGGAAGTCGTGTCTCCATTCCGTAGGAATCCATTTCCATTTCCCAGCAGACTTATCTTTGAATTGTTCTTTCGTGTTCGCTGTTGCCTTCTGAATCGTGTTCTTTCCTGAATCATATCCTACAAAGGCGTGAAGACATTCTACATACTGACCTTTGATAGATTTTTCCTGAATATAGTCTTCAGGCGGATCACGGCAGTCTCCACACCAGAGTTCCCCTTCGTCATTCTTTTTCGTATGAACACGACAGTAATCACTTCCTTCAGCACACGCTGAACCACAACGATAGTTCGGCATACTAAAATACTTTACTTTAGGATTGTTAGCACGAATCGCATTACGAACTCCTGGGTCATTCATTTCTACCCAGATACGAGCGTGGCAAGTATTCTCTTCAGACCATTTTTCTTTCTTTTTCTTTGTCTGAACAGGTTTCTTTTTCACCTGAACTTGAGCAACACGATTCATTATGACATTGTCATATTTTTTCTGAAGACTTTCATATTGATTTTTTAGAAGATTGTATTCTAGAAACTCTTCAGCAGGCATATCATTATCAGTCTGAGTTCCGATTTCTTTTGTAGCAGGTTCTTCTTCTACAATATGATTCGTAATTTCTTCTTCTTCTTCAGAAAGAACGATAACTGTGCCGTCTTCTTGTATTTCACCTAGAACACTGCCGTCTTCATTTATATGAAGAGGAAGTTCTTCTTCTTCTGATTCAGGAATGACAAGTGTTTCTTGTTCTGAAAGACCCACTTCTTCTTCAGAACACCCATAACTCATAAGAAGACTTTGTATTCCTGTAGGAACATACGCTTCTTCTTCTTGTTCTGGTTCTTCTTGTTCTTCTTCAGATTCTTCTTCAGATTCTTCTTCAGATTCTTCTTCAGTAGCGGTGATATAACCTTTCTTAAAATCATTCTTAAAATCTGAAGGAGTTCCGCCTTCTTCTAGGAACTCTTCATAATTTATGGTGAGTTTGTATGATTCATATCGTTCATACGATTTTGTATTAGGTTTCTTAGGGTTCTCTTCTTGGAAGAAGAATGATTGCCCATTCACGAGATTCATTACAGTTGCCATTTTTTTTTGAGATTTACAAGTCTGGAAATATATTTTTCAAATTGCTTTTATCAAATAGTCTTTGTTCTTTTTGTATTCTTTCTTGCTCTTTAATTTACAGTTCTGAAAATTGTAATTTCAAATTATTTTTTTACAATAGTGTTTGTTCTTCTGATTCACTTTAAAGATTATG